CGCCTATCATGGCTGGTGTTCGAACTCCAACTCGCCAGTTCTCAAGCTGTGTGCTTATTGAATCAGGCGATTCTCTTGATAGCATTAATGCTACTTCTACCAGTATCGTAAAATACATTTCGAAAAAAGCAGGTATTGGTATTGGTGCAGGCGCTATTAGAGCAGCAGGTGCAAGAGTGGGTGATGGTTCGGTAGTACATACAGGTTTGATTCCATTCCTAAAGTATTTCCAATCAGCAGTTAAGTCTTGTTCTCAAGGTGGTGTTCGTGGTGGTGCTGCAACTGTTTATCTACCAATTTGGCATTATGAGTTTGAAGATTTAGTTGTATTGAAAAACAATAAAGGTACCGAAGAAAATCGTGTACGTCACATGGACTATACATTCCAACTAAACAAGTTAATGTATGAACGTCTATTAACTGGTGGTAATATTACATTCTTTGATCCGAATGATGTGCCAGGTTTGTATGAATCATTCTTTGCAGACCAAGATAAGTTTAAACTATTATATGAAAAGTATGAGCGTAAGACTTCTATTCGTAAAAAGTCTATGCCTGCTCTTGATGCATTCCAAAATCTACTAAGTGAACGTAAAGATACTGGTAGAATATATGTAATGAATGTAGATCATGCAAACGATCATGGCGCATTTAAACCTGAAAAAGCACCTATTCGTATGAGTAATCTATGTTGTGAAATCGATCTACCAACTAGGCCACTTAATTCATATAATGATCCAAATGGTGAAATAAGTTTATGTACTTTGTCTGCAATCAACTGGGGTCTCATTAATCACCCATCAGAGTTTGAAAAGTATTGTGATCTAGCTGTAAGATCTCTTGATGAACTATTAGACTATCAAGACTATCCTATCATTGCGGCTGAGAACAGCACAATGAATCGTCGACCACTTGGTATTGGTATTATTAATCTTGCATACTTCTTGGCTAAGCGTGGATTGAAGTATGATGATGGCGCATTCAAAACGGTTGATGAATATGCCGAAGCATGGTCATATTATCTTATTAAAGCTTCAGCAGATATTGCGAAAGAAAAAGGTAAAATTCCTTTAAATAATGACACAAAATATGCTGGTGGAGTTCTCCCGATTGATACATATAAAGAGGCTGTAAATAATTTGGTGCCACATAAAGAAAGAAAACCGTGGAAAAGCTTACGTAACCAGCTTCAAAAAACAGGAATTCGTAATTCTACACTCATGGCTCTTATGCCAGCTGAAACATCAGCGCAAATAAGCAATAGTACTAATGGTATTGAACCACCAAGAGCATTAGTATCTTACAAGCAGTCAAAGGATGGTGTGATGGCTCAGGTTGTACCAGGCTATCATCATTTAAAAAACAAGTACGACCTTCTGTGGGAACAAGAATCTCCAGATGGTTATTTAAAAATATGTGCTATCTTACAAAAATATATTGATCAAGGGATTAGTGTTAATACATCTTATAACCCTGAGTTCTTTGAAGATAGTAAAGTACCTATGTCGGAAATGGTTACCGATCTTGTGACTGCATACAAATATGGGCTAAAACAATTATATTATTTCAACACCTATGACGGTGCGGGAGATAATTCATCTGAGGAGGATTGTGAAAGTTGCAAAATTTAAAAAAGTCACACCTAAACAAAATGATGTTTTTAGACGAACCAGTCGACATCGCAAGATATGACAGTGTTAAGTACCCTAACATAGATAAGATTACCGATAAGCAACTCGGTTTCTTTTGGCGACCCGAAGAGGTTGATGTATCTAAAGATAAGAAAGATTTTGAATCATTAGATGAACATGAACAACACATTTTTACTAGTAATTTAAAGAGACAAATCCTACTTGATTCTATTCAAGGCCGTGAACCATTGGAAGCATTCCTACCAGTATGTTCATTACCTGAAGTCGAGAATTGGATTACTACATGGGCGTTCTTTGAAACAATTCATAGTCGTTCATATACTCATATTATTCGTAACATTTATCCAGATCCATCTGCAGTATTCGATGAGATTACAGATAATCCTGATGTAATGAAATGTGCTGATAGTATTGACTATTGGTATAATCAATTAGTTGAACAACACAAGAAAAGTAGCGTTACAGAGAAAGAGTATAAGAAAAATATTCTAATGGCTCTGATGTGCGCTAACGCGTTAGAGGGTGTTCGCTTCTATGTTTCCTTTGCTTGTTCATGGGCATTTGCTGAATTGAAGAAGATGGAAGGTAATGCAAAGATTATCAAGTTTATTGCACGTGATGAGAATGTACACTTAGCAAGTACTACAGTTATGATTAAGAGTCTATTGAAAGAAGACTCTGACTATATTGCAATTCAACAAGAACAAAAAGAAGAAATCCAAAAGTTATTTGTTGATGTAATTGAGCAAGAAAAAGAGTGGGCAAGCTATCTCTTTAAAAACGGATCAATGATTGGTCTAAACGAAAAACTGTTATGTGATTATGTAGAATGGATTGGCACAAAGAGAATGCGTGCTCTTGGTATTCAATCGCCATATCAGGTTTCAAAAACTAATCCTCTTCCATGGACAGAAAAATGGATTGGGGGTGGAAATGTACAAGTTGCACCACAGGAAACAGAAATTAGCTCCTATGTAGTAGGTGGAGTTAAAAAGGATGTTTCATCGGATACATTAGCAGCATTAAGCTTATAGCATGATCGTCGTAGATGATTTCATACGTGATAAAAAATTATTAGATATATTTTCAAATATAGATAATTGGAGATGTTTAATTGATATTGCTAATCACAAGACTTTTGAAAATATAGCTGATATCGAAGACGAGCATATTAAGAAGTTAATTGATGATGTTTCTAATAAATTTTGGCAAGATTATGATGATCCGGGTGAGTATGAATATTGGGTAAATGTAATTGCTAAAGATGGTATATTAGAATGGCATAAAGATAAAGACGAATTCTTAGCACGTAATGATAAGTATGTATATCCTACAATAGGTGCAGTGTGGTACGGTCATCCATCGATTAGTAACATTGAAGGTGGATACTTAGAGTTTAAAAGAAAAAATAATGAAATTGAAAGAATAGAACCAGTTTATAATCGATTAGTTGTGTTTGATTCTTCTAAATTTCATAGGGTAGCACCTGTAATTGAAGGAACAAGAATAGCACTTTCATTTTGCATGTGGGAAAAAAATATAACAGCAGTAAGACGAAGAAGTAAAAACATAGGAGTTTATGGTGTACGAATATAAGGCAAGGGTAGTAAAAGTTATTGACGGAGATACTGTTGACGTCGATATTGATTTAGGGTTTGGTATATGGATGAAAGACGAACGTGTTCGTATCATGGGTATCGATACTCCAGAATCTCGCACAAGAGATAAGGTAGAAAAGAAATTTGGTCTAGCAGCAAAGGAAAGACTCAAGCAATTACTTGGTAAAGATACAGTTTTAAAGACTCAAGTAAATAAAAATGGCGAAGATATGAAAGGTAAGTTTGGTCGTATCCTTGGTGATTTTCATACATATGATCATAAGACTGATTCAGTCAGAGCTATTACATCTATACTAATCGATGAAGGTCACGCTGTACTTTACTTTGGTGGATCAAAGGAAGAGATTCAAGAGAAGCATATGATAAATAGAAAAAGGTTAATTGAAGAAGGTGTAGTCGATGTTACACTTGAGGAAGCAGGAGTATCATGATGAATATTGAAATCTTTGGAAAAGACCAATGCCCCTTTTGTACTCAAGCAATTGCTATTGCTGAAGAAACAGAAGGCGCGAGTTATGTGTATAAGAAATTAGGAGAGGACTTTACACGAGAAGAATTATTTGAAATCTTTCCTACAGCAAGAACATTTCCACAAATAAAAATAAACGGCAAGGTCATTGGTGGCTTTGTTGATTTTAAAGAGTATATTAAGGATGACGTATGACAGTAAAACACATTGATTGCCCTATGTGTTATAATAAATCTCGTGTATCATGCGAGGATGAAGATCCAAAGTTTTGCCCTATTTGTGGTGAACCCATAGAAGATCCAATTGAAGAGCTTGATTTTGAAGAATAAGTATACGTAAAGGTAATACGCATATAGACTTTGTGTATATATAATATATGTGGTTATATAATGACAAAGAGTGGACACCCCCAGAAAACTTCAGCCAAGACGATTATTATGGATTCGTCTATCTCATAACGAATGAGAAAACTGGTCAAAAGTACGTAGGTAAAAAATTCTTTTGGTTTAAGAAAACCTTAGGAATTACAAAGACAAGGAAGCGCCGAAAGAAAACGTATGTTGAATCAGATTGGCGAGATTATTATGGGTCAAGCAATTTACTAAATGAAGATATCAATCAAAATGGAAGTGATTATTTTAAAAGGGAGATACTTCATTTTTGTAAAACTAAGGGAGAATGCGCATACATGGAAGCAAAGGAGCAATTTGACAGGGACGTTCTTCTGACTGATGAGTATTATAATGGCTTTATAGGATGCAAGATTGGTGCGCCTTCTGTAAAAAACTTAAAAAAATAGTTTACATTGTCGACAAACTGTGTTATAATATAAACTATGAATAAGGCTAAGACTATGTCAAATATAATACAATTTCCTACTGCCGAAAGAATTAAGCAAGTCATTGATGAAAAAATCGATAAAATAATTGACGAAGAGGATCGCGTAGAGATTCAGAAAGAAGACTGCGTAGAGCTTGCTCATTATTGTTTTCACTTAATGTATCAAGCAATCCTCGGCAATGAATTTATAGATGGCTTCGAAGAAATGGACTTTTATAACTTAAATACTTTCGAAGGTAAGGACATGTCAGTCATTATTAATCTATTAGCTGCAATGTTCTATCGTTATAAAGGATTACATCATCCATTTATAAAAGACTTAGATGATGGAGATAAAAAGCTAATTGGACTTGTTGATAGCAATTTCGAAACCTCTGATAAAATAGAAGAAGAGCTTCGAAAAATAGAAAAGAGTATGGAAGAATTACTAACTGAAAAGAGTGAAGAGAATGATACTGATTGATTATAACCAGATTGCGTTATCCAATATTATAGTACAAAAATTAAATGATGAAAACATGATAAGACATATGATACTAAATAGTATTCGTATGTACAATAAGAAGTATCGAGATCAATACGGTCAAATGGTTATTTGTTGTGATGGTCCTAATACTTGGCGGAAACAATATTTCCCAGAATACAAAGCAGCACGTAAAAAGAATCGAGATGATTCGAGTGTTGACTGGCAAGAAATCTTTCGTATACTTAATCTTGTAAGAGATGAGATACGAGAAAACCTACCATATAAAGTTATTCATTTAGATGGTTGTGAAGCTGATGATATCATTGGTACACTTGCATTACAAACGCAGGAGTTTTGGAAGGCCGAACCAGTAAAGATTATCTCATCAGATAAAGACTTTATTCAGCTTCATCGGTTTAAGAATGTATCACAATTTAGTCCTATGCAAAAGAAGGAAGTAAGTGATAAGAACCCTCATATCTATCGGTTCAATCATATCATTAAAGGTGATGCTGGTGATGGTGTACCAAATGTTAAGTCTGCAGACAACGTATTTGTCGAAGAAGGTTTACGTCAAACACCAATAAGAGCAAAGCAAATAGAGGAATGGCTAGATAATTCTGAACGGCTATCTGAGGTAATGGATAGTGAGGTATATCGTAATTATCAGCGTAACAAAAAACTTATCGATTTAACAGAAATACCTGAGAATATCAGTGAATCGATTATAAATACTTTTAACAATAGTAAAAAACCAATGCAAATGAAAGTGTTAAACTATTTAATTAAGAAACGATGTAATCTATTGATTGAAAGTGTAGAGGAATTTTATAACAATGGCTAACGAACTAGTAATTAGTGAACTTCTTAAAGAAGTAGCTAAGATCAAAAAAGCAGTAGATAAGAAAGAATATCTTATTGCAAACGAATCACGTCAACTCAAGACCTTCTTAAAAGGTGCATTTGACAAATCACTTGAATTTAATTTACCGAAAGGTGCTCCCCCGTATACTCCTAATAAAGAATCAAAGGTAGGCTTTGGTGCTGTGTCTGGCGAGTATCGTTATTTCGCAAAAGGCTATGAAGGTGACAGTCTAACACCTTTACAGCGCGAAGGTAAATTTATAAAAGTTTTGGAGACAGTTTCTCCAAAGGAAGCAGAGCTTATGTTATTGATGAAAGATAAGAAACTGGCTGGAAAATATAAAGGAGTAACAAAGAAATTAGTCTCCGAAGCATTCCCTAATCTTATTTCAGAGTGATTTATTAACTAACCATAACAGATAAGGAGGATCCTAACTTAAATACCTATATGATGATCAATTTAAACTTTATGGAGGGAAAAATTCTATATGAGGTTACAAGAGATCGAGCGGTTAAAGAAAGATAGAAACGAAACATCACATTATCGAGAAAGGCTGCTAAAGAAAGGAAAATCAGATAAAGCATTTAAAATGCAAAAGAAAATAGAATATCTAGATGAGTACATTGAAAACTTAAGGTATGCACATAAGTAAGGAGGTGATTTTAAATCTAGGTAGACCCCCGAAAAAGGGGGTTTACTTTTTATTGAAACTGTGGTATAATATACATTATGAATATATTTATTTTAGATAACGATCCCGTCAAATCGTATCGTGCCTTCTATCAAACTAAACAAGAAAGGTTCGCTATGAAGTGGACTAAACGTAAAGTACCGGAGTGGTTTCATGCCATTGTATGAATTTGAAAATATAGAAACAGGTGAAGTAGAAACTAAAATGATGTCTATTGCTGATATGCAAGAATACGTCAAAGATCCTAATATTCGACAAGTGCTTGCAGCACCACAAATCGTAGGCGGTGTTCGTAGTACTATTAGTCAAGCATCGAATGAATTTAACGACGTTCTTAAATCAATTAAGAAAGCGTCCGATCCTAAGCGGTGTACGATAGATACAAAATGAATAAACCACAACGCTTACGCCTAGAACATCTCAAAACTCTAGAGCCAGCAACCGAAACACAAGAACAAGTATTTAGTTCTTATAAGCAAGGACTGAATCTTTGTATCTCTGGTGCAGCTGGTACTGGTAAAACATTCATATCTCTTTACCTTGCATTACTTGATGTAATGGATAAAGAAACACCGTACGATCGAGTTATTATTGTACGTTCAGCCGTACCGACAAGAGACATGGGTTTTCTTCCAGGTACTCAAGACGAAAAAGAAGCTGCCTACACTGCACCTTATGAAGTAATCGTAAATGATTTATTTGATGATGGTGATGCATGGAATAAACTAACTCAAATAAAAACAATTGAGTTTATGACAACATCGTATCTTCGAGGGCAAACCTTTAATAATGCAATTGTTATTGTTGATGAATCACAAAACTGTAACTACCACGAACTGTGTTCTATCATTACTCGTATCGGTCGTGATACAAAGTTTGTAATGTGTGGTGATTATTATCAATCAGACTTTACCAAAAATAACGATAAAGAAGGTATCAATCAGTTTATCACAATTCTATCTCATATGACTGCATTCGATATTATTGAATTTAGCTTTAAAGATATTGTACGAAGCGGATTGGTAAGAGACTTTATAATGACAAAAGAATTAGTTGATAGGGGTAAGTTATAAGGACGTGACCCATTATAACAAAAGAGTCTAAAAAAACAGTGTACATATTTAAATATCCATGTTATAATGGCTATATAAATTAATGGAACAGGACTTATATTATGGCTACAACAAGAATTATTCAAGATTGGGAAAAAGATAACGATTATGATTTTGACACTTCTGTAGAAATTTTGAGAAAGATCGCTGTTGATGATTACGTTACACATTGTAGTCGTCGTGAAAGAGGTGAGTTTACTGATGATGCTTACTTCCAAAAACGAATTAATGAATTTGATGAAAAGCTGGTAATTAACAATCGTGGTAGTAAGTATGTTAAGCTTATATCCGATCGATCAGTTTGGGGATTTGTTGTGAAAAAAGATAGTGACAAATTCAAACGTGGTGATATTCTAATGGCCGCTTCATGGGCCGCACCAGCCACTAACAAGCCTCGAGGAAACATCTTCGAAGAATACACAGTAGCTTGGACAGGACCTATGTACTTATGAGATTATTAGAAGGTTCTGTAGTTGCTCTAAAAGAAATTACAAAGTGGACCGAAGTGTCCTATAACCAACCTAACCACACTTACTTTCTCAATGCAGCGGGTAAGTTGGTTGGGTACAAAATCTCTGGTAAAGATAAGTTTGTTACTTTCAAGAAACCACTTATGTTTGATAAGGCGAGGAGAAAATTCATAACATTAAAGGTAACAAACTAATATGGCATTTATACATAAACCACTAGATCTAGGTTACGAAGATCTTACATGCGAAACGAAGTCTACCGGCAGAAAGTACATATCTCCAGATGGTAAAGATTATCCATCAGTTACAACCGTACTCAGTCATTTAGGTGAAGACGCTATTCGTGCATGGCGAGCGCGGGTCGGCGAAGAGGAAGCAAATAAAATTTCGACCCGCGCTTCGAGACGTGGTACTTCAGTACATAACATGCTGGAAAAATATGTAGACAATGATCCTAATTATAAAGAAGGTGCAATGCCAGATATCGTGGCGACTGCATCAAGTTTATTTAAAACACTCGAAGAAAACGTTGATGAAGTATGGGGTCAAGAGTTGGCTCTTTATTCTGATCATCTCAACATGGCAGGTCGTGCTGATTTGGTTGGTGTATGGAATGGTGTTCCATCAATTATTGATTACAAAACATCACGTAAGTTAAAGAAAAAAGAATACATTACTGGTTACTTCTTACAATCAACTGCTTATGCTATTATGATTGAAGAAAGAACTGGTGTACCGATACCTCAAATTGTTATTGCGATCGCCGGTGATGAAGGCGAACAAATCTTTATTGAAAAGCGCGATAACTGGACTAAGCAATTACATGAAGCGATTGCTGAGTATAATAGAAGAAAATTATTTGGAAGATAAATTATGAAAGAAAATATTATATTGACAGATTGCGATGGCGTATTATGCGATTGGGAATACGCATTTCGTCATTGGATGAAGTTAGAAAAGAAATTAAAGCCAGTTGATCCATCAGAATATAATGTTGGTGCTCAATTTGGTATTACAAGAGCTGAAGGTAAAAAGCTAGTTCGAGAGTTTAATGACTCTGCGGCTATTGCTTTCTTACCACCACTTAGAGATGCAGTTTATTATATGAAGCGACTGAATATGCTTCATGGTTATAAGTTCCATTGTATTACATCTTTAAGTACAAATAAATATGCACAGAAGCTACGTATTCAAAACCTTGAATTACTATTCGGTAAAGATATTTTTGATGATTATATTATTCTAGGATGTGGTGATGATAAAGATGAAGCACTCGCACCATACGAAGGAACTGAATGTTGGTGGATTGAAGATAAGCCAAAGAATGCAAGATTAGGAGAATCACTTGGTCTTAATTCAATACTTGTAGCTCATGATCATAATAAACATGCTGAACAAGAGTTTCCACGTTATTACAAGTGGAAAGACATATATAAACATATTACTGGAGAAATATAAATAAAATGGCAAAGACGAAAGGCTTTACAACATCAATCGTTCCTACTAAAAAAGGAACAAGTATCGGTAGAAATCCATCAACGGCTACCATGAACAAAGATAAAAAGCGTGCATTTAAAAAATATAGAGGTCAAGGAAAATAGTGAAACTAATTCAATATAGAGATAATGAGTCTGATGAGATTCAATACTTTTGGGTAAACTCCGATGATGTAACAGTAAGTCCTAGGTTTCCTAGAAAAACTCTAGCACTTGAATGGTTTAGTATACATGAGGAATGGATGGAAGATTCTACTCGTGATGGCTTCGCAAATTTAATGCACGAGCCCATTAAAAGTAATAACTAAGGAAATATTATGCAATTATTAGGTAAAAATGTTTTAATAACTGAAGTGGAAAAAGAAACAAAAACAGCTGGTGGTATTATTCTTACCGGTGAAACGTCAAAGGCTGTAAAGCCAGGATTGGTTCTAGGTGTAGGTGATCTAGTAACAAACATTCCAGTAGGTCGTCGAGTCTATGTTGAATGGACTGGTTCAATGCCAATCGACTATAAGGGTGAACGTGCTTGTATCGTAAGCTCAGATAAAATTAAAGCTGTACTAGGAGAAGATGGCCAGTGATTTCAGATAAGACAATATGGGTAATGAAGTGGACTGCATCGATTGCGATACTCTTTGCAGTTGCTTTTAGAAGTGCAGGAGAACAATACTATGCCTTCGATCTTTATTTGTCTTTAATTGGTTCTATTGGTTGGTTGACTGTAAGTATTGCATGGAAAGATCGTGCATTGATTATGCTAAATACAGTTATGACTTTGACATTACTTACAGGAATATTAAAGCTATGAGTGGAGCATGGGAAGGCGGCAAAGGTAGTGACCAGCGCCGAGTAAATAGAGAAAAGTTTGATTCAAATTGGGATGCAATTTTTGGTAAGAAAGATAAACCAAGTGCGGTTGACGACTGTGCGACAACAAAGGCGGAGAGTGCAGCTAATGAAAAACAAAACTCAATACCGAAAAAATCCAGTTAAGAAAAATATGGATAAGTTTCATAAGCCAGTAACACATATCGATAAAAAGAAAGAAGAAAAAAAGAATCCTCCAACGAAAGAGGAATGGTATGACAGACCTATCTAAATCAAGAAAAAAGTGGAATTGCCTAACAGATTTTAAGGGTGTGATTGAAGCAAGTAATACTAAAGAGAAAGTAAAATATTTCGATGGTATGAAACTTGTGACAAATAAGTTCGAATATCAATTATTTGACGGACAAATAACAAGGCGTAAAGTTAATGTATAAATGGAATACGGAATATAGAATTATTGATAATTTTCTAGAACCTGAAGACTTAGAAATGTGTAAAAAATTTTTTATATCAGCTAATGCAGTCTATGATAAAATTCCGCCAACAAAAAAAGCTAATTGGTATGTTCATAAAAATGGCGTAGAGGTAAACAAACACGGTAAAATATTATCTTATGACATAGAAGATCCATACATACTAAGCTTACATGTAAAATATAATGATAAGTTATTAGAAGCGATGGACGAACTTGCCCC